ACGCTTAGAGAAGTTCGATAAACTAGTACATTATCACTGGAAGAACATTGGTTACAAGCCGGCTAAAACTTGGAAGGTTGCTTTGTATCATAAGAATGCGAAGTTAATCACTAAAGAAGAAGCGGAGAAACAATATGGTAAATTAACTAACACCATCGGTGGTATTGGTTACATCAATAGAACAAAGGCAAAGTAATATGAAAATATTAAACCTATATGCTGGCATCGGCGGAAACAGAAAACTCTGGGGTGATGAACATCAAGTAACTGCGGTTGAATTAAACCCTTTGATGGCAAACATTTACAAGGATTTGTTTCCGAATGATGAATTGGTTATTGGAGATGCTCACGAATATTTGCGTTTACATTATAAAGAATTTGATTTTATCTGGACATCTCCGCCATGTCAAAGTCACTCATCATTTCGCCATAACATATGTGTTCGCTTTAGAGGAACCGAAGCTCATTACCCTGACATGAAATTGTACGAGGAGATTATATTCCTTAAACATCATGCACAGGGATTATGGGTTGTTGAGAATGTTAAACCATACTATGAACCGCTTATCAAAGGTAATCTTATTCAGCGACATTTGTTCTGGAGTAATTTTGATATCCCAAATATTGAAATGAAGAAGGATGTAATTAGAAAAGCACAGATACCCGACCTAGAGAAGCATCATGGTTATGATTTATCAATGTACAAGTTACCGAATAAACGTCAAGTGTTAAGGAACTGTGTATACCCAGAACTAGGTAAGCACGTATTTGATTCAGCACTTGTTAAAACCGTGGAAAATGTTACCCAAGCGTAAAAGATTTTTCTTTCACTATTTTAAACAACGTAATTGTATGAGTATTCACTTTGATAAAAAATGCACACAGGTAGATGACGTTATATGTTTTGTTCCGACCGAAACAAAATGGAATAAAACACAACCTCATTTAGTTTTGCGTGGGTTTGCACATTCAGTTGAGATTATTCAAGAAGATAACCATACAGTTGCTCACATCCGTTAATACTTTTATATGAAAAGCAAAACAAAAAAACAAAAACCGAAGGTAGAACCAATTAATCCAATTAATTATTCTCATAGAATAAAACTTATGGATCAGTTGCTGATGGATATCGCAATGATGAAAAAACAAAAAAGATGAAAAAGTTAATTATATTTTTAATGTTATTGGGAGTGGTAACATTAGAGGCAAAACCAAAGTATCGAATAGAAACTTGGTATTTGAATGGACAAAAACAATACTTAGCACAAAGAAAAGTTTGGGCTAGTACAAATTATTTCCCATTACCCTATAAAATATGGGTATCTGGGGCTTACCCTTTTAATTATCAATCACAAGCTGAAGATGTTATTAGAAATTGGGAAGAAAACGAACAAAATAGAAAAAAAAATAAAAAATCTGAATTTATTTATATGAATTAAAAATTCAGTACTTATACTGAATTTATTTCAAAATATTTTGTATATTTTTGTGATATAAAAAGTAAATATTATGACTAACACACAATCACACGCGGAAAAAGAATTAGAAATTCTAGCTGATAACACACCAGACGCTGTTATATTGGAATTTAAGGATGAACTATTGGCGTTGTGTGAAAAGTTTGGTAACAGTGGGCAAAGCGGTGGATCTGCGCCGTATGTTGCTGGAGCATTATCTTCTGCGGTAAAGAAGTTATGCTTACAACAAACCATCGCGCCATTAACTGGTGAAGATAGTGAATGGTGTGATGTTACTGAGCAAAGTAATGGTGAAATGTTATATCAGAACAAAAGAAACTCCGCAGTATTCAAAGATGAACAAGGTGTATGGTATCTAGATGCAATTGTATGGTGTGCTGATACACCTGGTGATAGCGGAAACAATTGGGACAACTTCAGTGGTACTGTTGAAGGCATTAAAAGTAGAGGTTACATTAAAGAGTTTCCATTTGAACCTAAAACGTTTCGTATCAACGTAACAAGAGAGATGCTTCCATCTGATTGGGACCAAGAACCATTTTATCAAGATAGTGATTATTATATCACATCTGAGTTTGAGGAAACTGGTATAAGGAGATGGATTCCAGGTGACAAATATCGTTATATCATTAAAGATATGAAGCAATTGGATGAAGTATTTGAATACTATCAAAAGAAATAACTATGGAAATTAATAATAAGATATTTTACTTTAGTATTAAGAAAGCCAAGGACTGTTTGTTTTCTAGAAGAAACGGCTATCAAGGTATATTATTGTTTGGGTATTCAATCTTTCTTAGTATCAAATATATCGAACAAAGAAAAGCTGATAAGCGTTTTAATGCTGCGGTGATAGAACCATTATCAAAAAAGATACAAGAAGAAATAGACAGACAGGTAGTTGAAGAAGTAACTAACTTAGCTATTCAATATAAAAGATATGTGGAGCATTGGGGTGATCCTATTGACCCTATTAATTATAAGTTATATAGTATGGAAACGGACATGCCATGCTTTCATACTGAGAATAGATTATTCACTATAAAGGAGTTTGAATGCCAGCGCTTCAGTAATAAAGCATTTAGAGAGATGTGGGAATTAAAATGATAACCAATGAAAACAGCAGTACAGTGGTTAAAAGAACAATATATTGACCGTGGTGAAACAATACCATCAGGTGTATTCCAAGAAGCACTTGAAAAAGAAAAAGAGCAGATAATAGATGCGGCAAAGTCCTGTAATTATATTGGTGGTGCAACAAATATAGAAGCCGAAGAATACTACAACCAAACCTATAACCAAAACAAATAACCTATGACACCTAAAGAAGAAGCGAGAAAGGTAACTCTTAAAAACTTAAAAGGGATCAGAGATAGTACTTCGCTAGAAACCAGTATAAGAATCGGCATATCAATGGCTGATTATGATAACTGGGACAATGGTGATTACAATGGTGATAGAGATTTAATTAATAGACAGGTTGATATTGTTTTATCTAATATTGAAGAATGGGTAAAAAACAATTATATTAATCCAATAAGAAAAAAAGATGAACTATGATAAAACAATTTTTCAAGGATTTTCTGCTTGGCTTAAAAATTGCAGAGGAAAACCGTCACAAATGTCAAATAGGTAAAATATGATCTTCATTAAGAATAGGTTCAAGGATAGATGTCGATTAGGGATTGGCTCGAGCTTTATTTTTTCTGGGGATTATTGCACGGTGGTTAAAATGGGATATAATGGATTTAAGTACACCAATCAATCCAAACCCAATGCCGATTGCTATATGGAGTATCAATTTTATTTAAAAACCCCGTCTGCTGCCGGCAGACAATTAAATCGATAATAACATGAAAATTATTTCAACAATTGCATTAGTAGCGGTCGCAGGTTGTGTATTAACAGCAATCTATTGGGTTGTTAAAGAGTTACCAACACACAGAGACCTCGAAGAATAATATGAGAATTTTAATAACAGGGACAAATGGTTTTATTGGTAAAAATCTATTAAACGAACTTATAAATAACCATATAATTTTAGAAATAAATGAAGATTATTTTAATTTACCTAAATGGCATGATGAAATATTTCATTTATTAAAAGATTTTATTCCCGATGTTATATTTCACGTAGGTGCTTGTTCCAATACGTTGGAAACAGATGTTAATTACATGATGACCAGAAACTATGAATTTACTCGTTGTTTATCTGAATGGGCAAATGATATGGATAGTAAACTTATTTATTCATCATCCGCAGCTAATTACGGAACCAATGGTGTACATCCTTCTAACCTATATGGTTGGAGTAAGTATGTTGCGGAACAATTAGTAATTAAAAATGGTGGAATTGCTTTACGCTATTTTAATGTGTATGGTCCACTAGAACATAATAAAGGAAAGATGGCGTCAGTTGCATATCAAATGTTACAAAAACAAAAAGAAGGTTTGGATATTAAATTATTTCCACTTAAACCTAAACGAGATTTTGTTTACATAAAAGATATTATAAATGCCAACATATTTGCTATGGAAAATTATGAAGAAAATTCTGGTGATTGGTATGAAGTTGGTAGCGGTATTTCAAGAACTTTTGAAGATGTGCTAGATAATTTAAACATACAATACACATATCATGATGAAAAAGATATTCCTAATGGATATCAGTTCCATACTGAAAGTAAATCACATAAATGGATGTTTGGTTGGGAATCTAAATGGAATTTAGAAGACGGTCTTAAAGATTATATTTTTAACCTAAAAAATAAAAGATAATATGAAAACGCTATTTTTAATCTATTGGTTGCTAACAACCATCGCCGGTGTTTATTTGATTATTAAAACCCCACCAGATAGAAAATATCAGGATGATGAGTTTTCATTGCTGGATGTTATGGCGTGTATTTTTCCATGTGCATGTATCGCCTGGGCTGTGGTTCCAATGGTATTATTACACAAAGTTAAATTTAAAAGACCATAATAGTTTCATAATCAATTAATTGTGCTTTATTTAAAAATATTTTTGTGAAATCAAGAATATTTTTTAGTTTTGTGTTTTAAATTAAACAAAATGGATTATTTAGTTGATGGTTTAGGATTTGATACAGCAAAGGAACAATATTTTACTAACACCTATGCTTGGCAATATATTATCCCCGACGCAAAGAAATCAAAAACCTTTATTGGTAAATCGGGTATAACTAAATACGATGTTAATACTGCAATGGGTGAAGCTTCACCAACAAGAGGAAGACAATTTCATCAATTAGCGTTATGGGGTTATGAAGCTGATAGAAAATACATAAAGAAAGGAACAACACAAGAACAGGCGATTGAAATAGTGAAAAAAATGGACTATTTCTTCAAGGATGATATGGTTGAAATTGGTTGGAATTTAAGACACAATAAAGTAAGTAGAGAGATTGGAACAGAGTTTTATGAAGGTCCATCGGAAACGTGGTTAGAAACAATAAAACAAAAATGGAATGAAGCGTTCATTAAAGCAAATCAATTAGTTATAGGTGAAGTTGATGGACAGGATTTAGGTGATATGAGTGTGATGGGTAGTCAAGGTGTGGTTACCGAACAAATCAACGAGGTATTAAATAAACATAAGAAAGTAAGAGCAATCATTCCTTGTGGATATGGTAAAGGATTTTTAGAATTTAGAGGTGTATATAAATTTGATAAAGCAAAGAAAAATAAAATCATAGTTTATTATTGCCACAACATACCCGCAACAAAACAATTATCAGTTAAACACGCAGAATATTCTGACGGAACAATCTATCAAGGAACAATGAATAGATATGTTGTTTGTTCTGAAAAGAAATATGTTAAAGGACAAGCGAGTTTTGGTATTGAAAACTATTCTGCTACCGATGGAAAGTTAAAAGATATTATTAAAGAAGCGTTATTGTCTAAACAAAGAACGGCGTTTTATGTAAATAATAAAAGTGCTGGTGAGTTTAATGATACATTTAGAACTATTGCCAATCAAGTAAGATACACAAAAAAACCATTTGCGTTTATTGATGAGGAACAAGAGTTTTGTGGACACATCAGTTCAAGTAAAACTGATGCTATTTTAAATCCTATTGCTGAATATCAAGTATCATTTACCGCAACTGAAAGACAAAGAGGAACGGATAAAAATGAAGATAGAATTTATAATGATGATGTAGAACATTTTGGTGTGGTTGCGATTGAAATTACACCATCAGAAACGATTACCGAAGGAAGAAGTTGTCCGATACATTTTAAAACTATTGAGGTTTCTGAAAATCATCAACTAATGAGACAGATTGGTGTGAATGGTATTATTGAAAGTGTATTTGGTGATGAGACAAGTGCTGCTGTTAGAGGTAGAATGTTAAGAGCGATAGTTTGTTTAGTAAAATCAATTAAAGAAGAAGATAAAACACATCCTTTATTAGTCACCAGTTTAATTGTTGATACAGAGAACGCAATTATTTTAATCAATAAACTTATTGAACATGGTATTATACCTAATGACTATGTTGTTGTTAGAGGTTTGAGACAAGATGGGTTAGATGAAACAAAAAGATTTAATTTATTAGAGAAAGGTATTATGGTTGGTAGTCCTTGGTTGGTGACTGGTATTGACGCTCCTAACATTGATGCTCTTGTACCGACATATGATATGGGTAGTGAAATCACTGCAACACAATTTATCGGTAGAGGACAAAGACCCGTTGATGATAAAGAATTATCTGTTTATATTCCTATTGATCCAAGTGAAACATTTATACCATCAATGTTGCGTGTCGCTAATAATTTTATATTGGGTGAGAACTCACATAACATCGGTAGAAATACAATATTAGAAGAAGGTGAAGTTATACTTGGTTCAATTCAAAGAAGAAGAATAACATCTGATATTGATAGAGAGGTTAATATGAATGCGGCTTATAGAAATTATTGGGATAATATCTATAATGATTTAACCACTAATGAGATTGGAAGTGCAAGTGACTATTCACATTTTTTACCTTTTGAAGAGGCAAGAGAATATGTAAGGGGATTGGGAATAAAAACCTTAATTGAATATGAAGAATATTGTGTCTCAGGAAATAAACCAAATTTTATACCTTCAAATGCTTATAGAGTATATCAAAACGATTGGTTAAGTTGGGGAGATTTTCTTGGCACTAAACCTGGTTGGAAAGGAGAATATAAACCATTTGATGTGGCTCGTAAATATGTGTGGTCCTTGAATTTAAAAAACCAAGATGAATGGCAAAGATTTTCATCGTCAGGAGAAAGACCATTTGATATTCCAGCAAACCCTAAAAGTGTTTATGGAGAGGAATATATTTCAATGTACGATTGGTTGGGTACAAAAAAAGGTTGGATTGGTTATATGGATTATAATGAACTTGTTAAATATATTAAACCATTGAATATTAAAAGTAATAGTGAATGGAATGACTATTGGAAGAAAAATAAAAAACCTGATAACATTCCCGCTTGTCCACAAAACATATATAAAGAATGGGTTAGTTGGTATAAGTTTTTAGGTACTAAAGAAAAAGTTCCATATGTTTCATACAAAGAGGCACATAAAATTATATTAAAATTAAAACTTAAATCATTAAAAGAATGGGGAGTATGGAGTAAAACTAATAGACCTGATGGTATTCCATCTAACCCACAATTAATTTATAAGAATGATGGTTGGGAAAGTTGGGGTGTGTTTTTAGGAACGGGTGTGATTGCTGATAAGAATAAATCTTTCTTACCATATAAAAAAGCAAGAAAGGTTATACATTTAGTTGGGCTAAAAACTGCGGCGGAATGGAGAGAGTATTCTTCATCAAATAAAAGACCTTCTAATATTCCTGCGGCACCACAACAATATTATCAATCAACAAATGAATGGGTAAGTTGGGGTGATTGGTTAGGTAATGGTGGAATAAACAATAAAGATAAGTATTCAAAAAAAGAAATTGATTACGCAAAAAAATTACTTAAAAGTGGAATAACACAAGATGAGGTGAGAGAAAAAACAGGTATGTCAAGACATATGATGTGGAAATTAAGTAGTGAATTAAAAAAGAAATAAGGTTTTGTTTTGATGAGCAATCCTTGACCCTCGGCGAAAGTCGGGGGTTTTTACATTGAGCGGATATTTATAAACATGAAGTATATAATTTCCGAGGATCAATACAAGAAGATAGCCCAGAGCATTAGCGAGATGGGTGAGAACGATATCCATTTAAAGACGGTTATGGCTCACTACGATGCTGCGGACTTGGAAAGACAAATTGAAATGACCCATGTTATCACCGGAAAGAGGCGAGCCGACCGAAACCGGGTATACAACGCCCTCAGGGAGATGGGATATCTGGAGATTCTCGATGTCCAATATGAACTAAACATACTAGATATGGAATAACCTCACAAAAATGTGGGGTTATTTTTTTTTACAACATTATTTCCTTATATTAGTTTATGCATTTACAAAAGATATTGCTCGGGATATTATTCGGGTTATTGGGACAGATTGGTACCTTCATGCAGTTGCAGGGGTCGTATAAGTATGGTTGGTATGAGAAGTACTATTGGTGGGTTATCTTAGCGAGCGTTCCGCTTGGCTGGTTATATATAAAGTCGGTTAACTATTTCATTGAGGCGTTTGATGGTCAGATCTGGCCGTCCAGGTTGATTGGATTTGGCGTGGGAGTAATTGTATTCACCTTGATGTCCATATACCTGTTTAAAGAGCCCTTAAACATAAAGAATGGCATTTGCCTGGGTCTTGGATTCACAATCGTATTAATTCAACTATTTTATAAATGAGAAGGTTTAAAAAGATAGTAAAAGAATGGAATGAAGCCACAAATGCTGAGATTATCGAAGGAATCAGGGATAATTTCATCTTTGGCTTCCTAGGAGCCACCATTGTGGTGTTTATATCCACCAGAACCGACATAATGGTTCTCGCGGGGTATATCTCCTACTACTACTTCATGGGTAGAATCGTCAACCGACCGAAATATGTAACTTCGCTGGGTAAATTAATAGTATTCCCAATACCTTCAGCACTAGGAGCATTCGCAGGATATAAATTAGCATATATAATTCAAAATTTAATGACATGACAAAGCACTATTTAAACTTCTCTATTAAAGATATCAAAGGAGAAGTATGGAAAGATGTAATTGGGTACGAAGAACAATACTTAGTATCAAACAAAGGTAGAATAAAATCCAAGAGGTGTATTAGGATAATGAAGTTCGAATCCTTTGATGGTTATGTAAGGTTAAGAACCTTTAAGAAAGGAATCAAAAAGAACCTAAGGATACATAGAGCAGTGGCAATGGCGTTTATTTCAAACCCAAATAACCATGAACAAATAAATCATATCAATGGGATAAAGGATGATAACCGTGTAGAGAATCTAGAATGGTGTCGACCTCTAGATAATAGAAAACACGCCTCTGAAGTTCTCGGCTTCAAAAATGGAGATATAATGGTTGCACACCTCGACCGGAACGGAACTATACTAGGAGCATATAACACCTTAAATAAAGCCGCCGGACAGTCAGGCGCATCAAAGGCCACCATTCGCCGATCCTTATATAAAAAACTTCCGACCAGATACGGACATTCTTGGAAAAAAATGGTACTTTTGTAAAAAATAATGTTTTAAATCATGGTTCATCCTAGGGAATTGATTGCTGATATATTTGGAATAGATGATTCACTCTTTGAAGTTGGTGATAGATTAGAATATGAGGAAAATGCGTGGCGTAGATATATGTTTAACAAACCAATGGATGAAATAGGTGTTTATGTTCTTTATAAAGGCGACAAGATAGTTTATATTGGCTTTAGTAAACAACTTCATATAAGAATTCGAAGTCATTGTTATAATAAAAAAATACAATGGGATATTTTTGAAAAGTACCTAATAGGTTGTGCTCTAATGTCTAGATTCATAGAGGAAAACCTTATTATATACTATAAACCCACATATAATAACATTAGCAGACCTAATCATTTTATACATTAATTTCCGACCAGATACGGACACTCTTGGAGAAAAATTATACTAACATAATATATGGAAAAGAAACTAGGTAAAATACAATCAGTTAGATTTGGCCACGGAGGTTATCAGGATGCATGCATTGGTATATCTGTCACACTTGGTGATAGTTCTTGGAGTGTAGGTGATTTTAAAGGTACATGGGACCCTGAGATGGTTACCCGTAGCGAATATACCAAATGGACAGAAAAAGATAGAACAATAGGATTCGACGAGACCATGAGATTCGTTTCCAAACTTCTTAAAGAAGCGAAAGTTAATAGGGTGGAAAACCTAAAAGACATTCCAGTCGAAGTCACCCTTGATGGTATGCTCCTGAAAGAATGGAGAATACTAACCGAAGTGTTATAGCCATATTTATCAGAATGAAAGTAGAAGCATTATTCATTTCCGATGTTCACCTCGGGTCCAAAGGTTCCAACGCCGAAGGCGTTCTGGCGCTATTAAAGCAGTATGAACCGCAAACTTTATTCCTTGTTGGGGATATAATCGACGGCTGGCTCTTAAAAAGAAAGTTCCGTTGGCCACAATCTCACACCAATGTCATCAGGAAAATACTGTCCTATTCCAAAAATAACACTAAGGTAATATATATCCCGGGGAATCATGACGAATTCTTAAGGGAATATGGTGAATTCAGTTTTGGTAATCTGGAGGTGCATAATGAGTATATCTGGAACAATACATTCATTACCCACGGAGATTTATATGATGGCGTAGTTAAACTAAAGTGGTTAGGTATACTAGGTTCCGTCGGATATGATTTCGCCATAACCATCGACCGTACACTAAAATCGCTGGGGATGAAACGCTCTCTATCTAAATTCCTAAAGAGCAAGGTTAAAGAAGCCGTTAAATTCATTACCTCCTTTGAATATGAACTAATCCGCCAAGCAAAGAAACATAATTGCGATACCGTTATATGCGGTCATATACACCATCCAGACGATAGAATGGTCGATGGAGTAAGATACCTAAATTCCGGGGATTGGATTGAAAATAACTCCTATATCACTTATAACAATGGAAAATACCAAGTACATGAATATAAAGGATAAACTCACTATAGTGATTCCTTGTAAGAATGAAGAAAAATACATAGGGAGAACTATACTATCCATAGTAGAACAATATGGTATAAATGGTACAAAAGTAATCATAGCAGACGCTAACTCTACTGATAATACTAGGAATATACTATACGAACTAAAATATACCTATAAGGATATTATCAACATAGAAATAATAAATGGAGGTAAAGTCGCTTATGGTAGAAATAAAGGTTCTGATCTTGTAACTACCAAATACACACTATTCCTAGATGCTGATGTAGTTCTCCTGAATAGAGATATAATAAACAATAGCATATATAGAATGCAACATGAACACCTTCATCTTCTAACCTGTAAAATAAAGTCCATAGGTAAGGACATTAGAACCTCACTCGTATTCCATATCTTCAACCCCCTAAACAAAATCATCTCCACTAAAACCCCCTTCGCAATAGGGACTTTCTTCTTGACCAGAACTGATGAATTCAGAAAAAGAAATAAATTCGACGAGACACTTCAACACTCAGAAGATTACGCCCTGTCAAAAACCTACAACCCCGCCAACTTTAGAATATCAAAATACTATGTAGGTCAAGACGATAGAAGATTCAAAAAAATGGGATACCTAGGTATGCTTAAACTAGTAATCCTAAACTATATCCATAGAGATAATCCAGATCATTATAAAAAAGACGTTAACTACTGGGACTAAATTCCTAGTATACTCCAGGTCTTAGCGAGGTCGACCGAAAGGTCGAGCGAGCATATTACTATGACATATCGACCGGATAAATTTTACCCCTATTTTTATTGCGTTTTTAGTACTAATATCCATACCTTTTTATCGTACTCATATTTTATGTATGATTGTATGACAAAATGGCTATATTTCCATATATCTGTATTACAAAATGGAAAAGTGGGAAAAAATGTTAATAAGTGGGAAGCTCTGGGGATTGACCCTTGCGTGACTCACGACCCACTTTCTAAAAATTTCCAGAAATGAGTACACTCGCTCGACCTTTCGGTCGACCTCGTTGGCGGCCCGAGTCATACAAATTTTTTCTGAAAGGCGCAAATTAAGTTATCCACATCTATACGGGTCATACAACCGGGTCAAGCGAGGACCGTCAGGTCCGAGCGTAATAGCCGGTCGACAGGTAGTACATTAATTGCTCGCCCTGAGGGGCTCGCTTCCGCCCGGCGTCATACGGCTGGGTTTTATGATGCGGATCTTATGAAGCGTTCTTCTTTCGACCGGAAACAAAAAACCCGGTCATACAACCGGGTCAAGCGAGGGACTCGAAGAGTCCCGAGCGAATAAGGTAATACGACCGGATTAATTTATATCTATGTTGTAGGTAAATCTTTTAGCGTTATGTGTAAATGTGATACGAAGAGTATCTACTGGCGAGGTTGTGTGATGCTCGAAGTATGACGTGATATAATTTGCTATGGGCTTACAGTATTCGCGTTCGAATTCTGGAGAGTCGATTAAGCCGTGCCAGCCGTCAACAGAATAGTGATCCTTAAGGCCGGTCATGAACGGGGAATCGCCTAGGAGTATTACGCGTACTTCTATATGGATTTGAATATCCAGGACGCCGGCGTCAGACAGGAAGGCGTTAGATCCAGTTCCCTTTAGTCGTTTTATACTAGTGCTCATAACTGGGGAGCATCCGAAGATTACTTTTTGGGACATGTCCATTCCCGCATACGTCAGGAAGTCGGCGATGTCCATCTCTATGCGACCGGCTTTCTTTGAGAAGTTATCTAGCGCCTTCTGAACCTTAGCCATTTTTTTATTCCTGGACTCGTTGAACGCTTTAAGGTCATACGCATGTATTGTGGCGTTAACAACTAAGGGCGCGTTCTCTATCAGGAAGTCGAAACCTCTCAGTGGAGGAGACGTAAGCGAAACTATTAAATTTTCCTCGTGTCCGAAAGCGTCTATCCATATTTTTGTTATATACAGGTGGATTGCTTCTATGTCCTTGATGTCATACTTGGTAAGAAGGATTTTCTTTATATTCTCCACGGCGGAAATTATCAGGGATCCGTCGATGAGGTCCGGTTCGTTTAACAGTGTAAGTATTACGCCGTACCCGTAGGTATTAGCTGTAACATACATTCTATAATTGTAGGGACCGTCTTCGAATGCTTTCCCGCGGGTGTATTTGTCTAGAAGGTTAGTTACTTCCGAACTATCTAATTTGTTTGCCATAGTAATAAATATAAATAAAAAGGGAGTTCTACATGTGCAGAACCCCCAGTTTACTAACCAAAAACGAATGTTACTTCTTGAGGATCTCGTTACGGTATTGCACCGCAGCTCTCTTTGAAGTTAAGTTTTTTGAGTAACGACTACCATCTTTGATCACACGTACTCTGTAGCTGGTGCCGTCAAAGTAGATGTTAGGTCCCACTGATGCGTAAGTTGTTACTGGTTGTTTCTTTTTTGCTGTTCTTTTAGTAGCCATAATATTTGAGTTTATGAACTAATATAACTAAAAGAATCCAAAAAAAGAAGGGGATGTAAAATATTTTTTGGGCATTTCTGCCGGTCGTCTCAGTCGCTCACCCTGACGGGCTCGCTGTGCTGGAATTCCTGCCGGACCAGCACGTCATGGATTCTTGCCAGTTCCGTGGTGGTTACTGTATCCAGGGCGATAGTGAAGTATACCTCCCAGTCGTGTGATACACAGTGGATGTCTCCATCAGTGTTAATGCTGACGGCTAGGTATGACGCACGGGCGTTGGGATCACCCTCAGTGCGAAGCACCACGTCCGTCTTGTCGAAGACGAATTGACTTCCTTCATTGTATGACGACAGGATTATATGGATATCCTTTATCACCTCCGACCTGAAGCCGGCTACAAGCGCCTGGAGTTTGTCTGCTGCTGGGTTATTTTCCATTTTAATTATTTAGGATTAATTCGCGAATCCTCTTAGCGTCTGAGCTGGAGAAGTTCGTCGCAATGATGTTTGGGTGACCTTGAGCGTGGATGACGATATCACATCCGATAACATTATCAATAATGTCGACGCTGGTAATGCTAGCGCGCTTCACCTGCGTGCTGTCGACGCCAATTAGCACGCTGTTGCGCCGGCGCCAGGTTACTATGTCACTGGTGATAGTAATCCTGTGAGGAGTGAGTACTGGTCCCATCCTGGTTATGCTGGAGGTAAACTCCTCGTTTATTACCCGAGGAGTTTCTCTTTCCATTGCTTCAACATCTTCTCTAGTCATATGCAAATAAAGGTTTTTTTTATGATATTACAAAACTACTCTTCTCCAATTTCGTTCTGATTTTTTTGAACTTCAAGCCGACAACCACATTGCCCTCATCTAGGTAACGCATATCGTACGCGTCCCCGTCGATAACCTGGCGTCCCCAAAACTTCTCAGGTACCTGCTCGAATACCACTGCGACCCTGATATTATTTTCCAGCGCTAGAATCGCTTTGTCTAGATTCGTCCCGCTGTAGCTAAATGTAAGATCATAGTTAGGGTACTTCTGAATCAACTTAATACGGTTGTCCACCTTAGTGTAGTCGTAAAACTGGATATCTGGAAATATCTGAAGTATGTTTTTCCCGCCAGTGTTAAACTGCTCCGGGTTAAGGTCACTAGTGCCGTTCAGGCGAACGCTGTAACGCATGCCGGCTTTTTCTGCTTTACGTGCGCCGGCTGCTATTTCGTCAACCAGCCACGCCATGAAGAAGTCGCGCTGCTCAAAGAACAATTTCGTCTTCTTGATTCGTGCTGCGTTAATAATATTCTTAGTATCGATACGGTTGTGTCCTGATTCGTTCAGGCATAGGCGCGTGCATTCGTCGCTTCTCATCGGACAAACTTCATACCCGGACATGTCGGCCGGAGCCAGATATAGGATGTAGGTCATTTCGTTATACTTAAGACCTTTAGCCATTTTGGACGAAGTCGCGACTCCACCTAGGTATGACAAACCAGTTAATTTCTTCGCTTGAGTTTGATTTAAGTACTGCATATGCTTTTGGTTTAAATGTGATACGAAGTTAAGAATTTTTTATTAATATCAATAAATATTTTTTTAAAAAAACTCCCGCAGGAAATATTCCCGCAGGAGTAATACACTATAAACCTAAAAAGCACTCTCTAATGATTCGATAAATTGTCTTTGCGTGTTGGTAATACCGAAGTCGATATTGATCGCCACGATTTGTTTATGGGACTTCCAAACAGAAACATCATACATCCCATCACCTATTCCGCTGCTGGATACCACGCCACCGTCATACGCCCCCCAAGAGTTCTCACTCAAAGTGAAGCGGCACATCTTCTCATACCACGAGTCGCCTGGATCATCGTTATATGAAATCGTGAAGTCGATATCTGGCGCCTGGATTGTTGCTGCTACATCTGGATTCCTGTATGACGCCATATCAAAGATCCCGGCCTGTCCAGAATCCACTCCGATAGATGCGTGTTTATACCAGCGCTTCTTGGCGCCAACGAAGTCCTGATGCACGGCGATAAGCCCAGTACATCTTGTTCCCCAGTCGCCAAGATCGGATATAACCGCCTGGACATAGTATGTGCCTGGGAGAACATTTGTAATAACTGACTGACACCAGGTGTCAAGTTTGTAGCAAGGATCGCTGACCATTACCACATTCGAAAGGGTGATAGTTTTCATTTGTTTTCGTTTTTGATTTATGCAAAGATAATTAAATTCTTGAAATCAAGAAATATTTTTTAAAAATGCTCTGTACCTGTATGACGAGATTCTGTATACAGCTCGTAGTTATTCAGTTCCGCTATGAAGTTATCCAAGTCCAGTTTAATGGTTCCTTCGGCCCCACCGTCATTGAAGTCGGCTGGACTATTATCTAAACAATACCAGAGGAACTCATCTGCAATATTCACTACTTCCGTGTAGTCAATGTCGACAATATTCTTATCGCCGTCATACGCATCCACGCTGTTGAACGAATCAAATGAATCACCGCTACCGTAATAGCCAACTTCGATAATTGAAACTGTTGGGTACGCTTCTTTAAGCGCGTTAAATGTACTTCTTTTGTCTGCTGCCATTTTTTTAGTTATTAAAGGGTTAATCAATATAAATTGTGGTCTTTTTACGAACCATTAGTTCAGTTTCTCTATCAACTGTAATACCTTCTGGGAAGCGCAACTTCGCTGATGACGGCGCTTCACCTAAACCGTTATTCATCCATGACTTCACCTGCAAGTTCTCAATCCAGTCCTGCGGGGTAGGAATATACTTCATGTGGTAATCTTCCAGAATATGCAGTTCGCATATATCCTTAACGCTCACCAGACGACCAGCAGAGTTTGTTATATACTCACCGTACAGTTCAATCATTACTTCAAAGATGAAGAACATATTGTGCGTTAGTATCCTGTGCCTGTTATCAGGAAAGTACTTCTTGCTGCAATCCATCTTGGCGTGAAGTGCAACATAATCTTCTGCTGTGCCACCCCAGCGCTTCGCCGAGGATGTTGCGTGAATTAAAGGTGTAGCCATGTTTTTATTTTTTTGTAAAAGTAATAAAATATTTGGAATTACAAGATGTCAACAGTTAATTCTTTTCTTCTTTTGGTCCAGGCATCCTGTGCCTTACGCACAGCGTTCTCCTGGACTGCCGCATTCCTGGGATCAATACTGTCGACATTCCCCAGGGTAATACGAATCCTCGCCTGTTTATCCCAGTTCCTGATTTTGAACTTCACCTCTGCCAGCCAGTAGTGAGCGTTCCTGTCTTTATAATATTGCTTATATAGAACCATGTCATCAAATCTCAATCTGGAAATCATCCTGTCGCTTTCCAGCAGATCCACCAGATACTGTTTCTGGCGGATCTCTGTTTTCAAATTATCAATGTAGTCGTTTGTGTGTTTGCTCATCTTGTTTTATTGGAAGATATGACTGTCGGCTCCGCGCTTCATATCCAGTTTAGTTAGTTGTTCGTAGTAATAATCGTACCAGTCGTCAAAGACATCCTGCGCTTGTTCCGTGTATCTGGTATCCCCAGAATCCTCATCTTCTACATATAAGGAATCTTCGCTGTCATACTCGCCACGAACCACTAGTTCAAGTTTTGTTGCGGCTTCCGCCAGATTGCTGGCTGCTTCTACTTCGTTGATATAAATCATTGTACTTCGAATGTTTGGTTAAAAAATTCTTCGCTTACTATTTTGCGAACCTTATCAATGCCGGCAGGAGAACCGACCAGTTTGCCGTTCTTCTTGGTGAATACTTCCGCTTCCGCCGGCCAGCCGTATACTCCGCCATCCTTTACGAA